AATTAGTTTTAGTTAATAATTGTATTGCAAAGGAAAGTAAAAAAACTCTTAATAAAAAATGTCAACAAGCATTATATCATGAAATCAAGAACAAAACATCAATAAATTCCAGAAACTTAAAAAAAACATACTTTATGTGCAAATATATTGCACATAAGTTGCACATATAAATATTTGCATGTATATTTGCAATGTCAATAAAAAATAAGTCTAATTAAAAAACGGATAGGCGAGCCGAATAAAGTAACCAACAATATGGAAACAAAAAAAACATTTGAAGAACTGGTTAGTGAAGCAGCTTTAATAGCAGACCAAAGAACAAAGATTTTCAACCAATTGAATAAAAAGATAGATGGAGCATTCATTCCAGGACTTTGTAAGATAATGAAAAGCTACGGACTTAAAAGTACAGTGTTAGACCTAGTAATAAAACCAACATCATGGGCAGAACAATATGATGACGCACCAACATATACGAGCAGATACGGACTAAAGATTAATGTTAATGGAGATATGGAAAGCGTAGGATATAATTATATTCTAGAAAAATGGGAAAACATATCATCTCAAGTATACGCTTCCGGTTCTTATGGACTTTTAAAATCAGGAGCATTAGGATTGGCGAATGCAATCAAAAAAGAGATAGCAAGACTCAATGAAAAATATGAAAATTATAATAAACAAGCTACCGAGTTAATCAACAAAAATTAAAAAATAAAAATGCTGAGCTATCGGCAATACGGGCATAAAATATGGATACAAAAAACGCAACAGTACGGCTACCGAAGAATATAGCTGATTATTTATCACAAAATTACAGTTCAATAAATCAAGGTATCATAGAAACGATCAATGCGTTTCTCCAAATTCGTAGTACGAGTATGAACGAACTGAAAGGCGTATTTGCAAAAGATGAATGGAAATTCTTTGCGGATAGCCTAAACGGAACTCTAGTCGATGGCGTATTTCGGACAAATGTAGGTGCACTAGTGGCGCAATGTGAAGACTCTGCCAGATATGACGGGCTGGATCAAAAGTGGAATCTTAACTTGGAAGCGCTCATTAAAAAGGTAAAATCCCTAAAAGGTGCAAATATAGAAGCCCTATATACCAGAGTAGAAGCATTTTGGAACCACCCGGAAGATCTAGAAGGATGGTCTGAATTTTAATCAAAAAGGGGTGCTACGCGTTGCCACGTGCATCCCTTTTCTTGTCAATGTTTTTAAAGTCTAATTAAAAACGCTACAAATATAATATTTATTTATGATTATACCTACGTTAACAGAGAAAGAAAGGGATGATGAGATAATGAAAGACATGCCTTATGTATTGAGATTCTCAGATTCAAAGGATTCAAAATTCAGAAGGCTAGTACTCAAGTCAGTTCTTTTCCCTGTGTATGCAAAATGCTATTATACAAGTCCTCTAAAAAACAGATGGCTAATATGCTTCGAGGCACGAAACAAAAAGGAAATAGGTGATTATTGTAGAATGACAACAGTGTGTATCAGCAAAGATATGAATGGGATGCCTGTAGCCTTTATGCCAACTAGTACAAACGGGAAATATCATATCATATCTTATCCACACCATTTATTCTCTAGATACAAAGAAAGAATAAACGCCAAGGAATCAGGAGAAAAATTAATAGAACGGTTCTTTAGATATAACTATTCATACGTATTTGATATTTCTGAAAAACCATTATTAGGAAGTAATGTGTATTATAACGAAATATACGGATCCTCAAAGGACGGTGCAGCTCTTGGAATCTTAACAAGCGAAGGCAATATATTCTTTAAAACGTTCATAACATATGAAATGACCAAGGGTGAACAAATAAAAAAGTTTGCAGAAAACGAAAATATAAGAAAGGAAATACATGAAAAAGAATAATCATCAATAAATCACGATACCGCGGAAGCGGTCCAAAATTCAGCCGGCTCATGTGGTCGGCTGAATTTTTTTATACAGGCTGTCATGAGTTGACAGCCTGTTCAATTTTCCATCTTAATTCTTCCATTGTCAAGCCAATAGCGAATAAACACGGTTGTTCGCATATCCAATAGCTCGCAAGGAAACTGGCTACATAGATACCTTCATTAAACATCCAATATCCGAGATGGTGACCATTACATACAATTTCACCTTGAGAATGTTTGTTGTTTGTCAGATTAATTTTCATGGCAGATCGTTTTAGCTAAAAAAACACCTCCTATTACTCTAGCCCCTAGGGATTCGAGGGATTTCGTGAACTGCTTGAAACTACTCCCTGTTGTAATAATGTCATCGAATATGACTACGTCACGCCCTGCGAAGAAATCAGCATCGAAATCAATCACCTGTACGGACTCCAAAGTCTTATTGTGACGGCTTTCGTGTATGGCAAGGCGGTTTCCCTGTATTTTAATATGGCTGAATCCATTTGTTATACCTATTTTTTGGCTAACCAAGGTTGAAAAGCGTTCGTATCTACGTGTATTTTTAGCTTCCGAACTTGCAGGAATGCAGCAAAATATTACGTCACGGGAACAAAGGGTGTTATAAAGCGCATCCGCTACACGTTCGGCAGCAAGTGTTGTAAAGTTATGGCAGCCGTTTTTGAAATTCCATATTAATCTACGTGTACGTTTTTGTTCGATCGTTGCTTCGAACCTGGATGGCAAATAAGAAAAAATGTGGGTTGTGAATCTGTAGTTTTCCATGTCTTTATTAATTTTTAATTCTAGAACCGAGAGGATGTGAGCCTTATCTCTTAATCTTTTCCCGGATTCTCTCATTGAGTTTTTTTTTATTCCGTCACCTCGCGGTCTGTTTCGCCTTATGCTGCTAAAAAAGGTGCTATGAATGGTAATCGAAAGCAAGATTTCATGGTTAAATACGACCTGTAAGGTGGAGATTTAATCTTGAACCACCAGGCATGACCTTGCTGTACCAGGCAGAGCGTTTACCTTTGCAGTATAAAGCGAAACAGACAAGAGAGAGGAGGAATGACGAAATGAGAAACAGAAGCCGGGACCTGCGTGTACGTAACAGCACAAAAAAAGCTGACACTCGATGTGTCAACTAACCAAATCAGGCTCCAAAACAATGAGCGAAGCGAATTTTTTGGAGCGCAATTAAAATTCCTTAAAAAAAAAGATTCTAACTGATAATCAGCGTGTTTTGCCTTCTAATTCTGCCGCCAGGCAAAACAAACGTAGTTTGTACCCAACCGCGCCCTATCCAAAGCGTCAAAAAAAGTGGCAAAAAAACAGGAAATATGATGGCATACCCCCCTCATGCGGTCCTACTCAATTGACAAAAAAAACGGTCTTACGGTTTAGATCCTGGCATCAATGAACGAGGCTGTCTTACGAAGCAGTTGACCGTACTTAATCCAGATACGCTTGTCAACGGCATCACCGAAGTGAGTCGCTTCTTCAGGAAGAACGGACTTATTACGCTCGCTGCGTTTGTCCTTAGAGAACTTGCCCATGCTGTCCTCAATCACACGTGTGCCATTCATAGAGATGAGCGTGTACTTACACTTGCTTCCATTAAATCGCTTAAGCGGAAGCCTATCGTCCGTCTCAGCAAGGATGGCGCTCCATAGCAGATACTTATCGTGCTGCGGAGGTTCTATGCCGTCATGAGTCTTCTGTGTAACCTTCCATCCCGCACGGATGAGACGGTCAACGGCGATCTCATTATATGTTTTCTTATTGTTGGCACGATGAGCATCACCATACTTGTCACGGTTGAAGATAACCTGCTTACAGGCATGGTTCTTGTAGTACCTGGTAAACTTGTCAATCAAAGCATTGATCATCGTATCATCTTCATCATCTCTTTTGACAAAGAACTCATTAATGTTATTATCAACCAGTCTCTTTGTCAAAAGTCCGGTAACAAAATCGAAATACCTGGACTGAGCCACTTCCATGAAAGAAGCAGAAGATCCCCAGTCACATGTAACCTCAATGGGTTTAGACGGGTCACAATCCAAATCACGACGACAATCATCGTCGGCAGCAAGGGCACGCCAGGAATAATCATTATTCTCCGCAAAATCACGTATATAATCATCATTAGTGGCATTGTAATAAACATGCCGTTCATCAATATTATAATAACAATTGTCAATACGATCTACCATGTAGTTAAGGACCTCTATCATAAACGACAGGCGATCCATCACTTTGTACTGATTCATGATGTAGTTCATACCGACATTGGCTATATTGTCAAAGATGCTACCAAGGATGAATAATGTACCGTCCTTGCTTACAAACGGTGTAATCGTCTGTCGGAGGCGTACACATTCATTCCAAAGCTCCTTAAAAAGATGAGCGTCATTCTGAATCTTGGCATCAATGAGCTGCATTTGAAACTTAACGATCTTATTCCATACATCGAACAATCGGATATCACGCTCGTCCTCATAATACTTTGCAGGTTCAAGCAACCATTTCTGCTCAGGAGTGTACGGCATGGACGACAAAAATGTATTGCCGTGATGTTTTAATAACGGATGTCGCGACTTACGCCCGAAAATATGTTCATTGCCACGATTAGTCGGAGCTGCCTCCTGATCGAACTTAGTCTTATTTAGCGTAAGGGCTTCATCCGTAATATTATAGTCCACATTAGGACCTCGGCTATTACCTGCCTGTGTAAGTATATATAGCGTGTGGCCATTGCTGAAAGTAATGCAAAACTCATAGCTAAGGAGATGTTCATAAGGAGTCAGCCAACCTTCAGGAGGCTTACGGCACACTACATAATCACCGATACCGGTCTTATAATCAAATGGACGATAACCCATCTGCTCTAGCATCTTGAACGCCGACGGCAGCGTCTTAGTAAGCGCCTGCCCGATAGTAGCCTGTGTGAGAGACGTAATACCGCGAGGCATGGAACGGATGTTGTCATCAATAATAGCCCCGGTAATGAAAGATTTACCGGTGGCGCGACTGTAGATTACGTATCCGTTCCGATAAGGTTGTACCAAGAAAGCAGCCTGAGCAGGATTTACGGATAATGATTCTTCCCATATGTTCTGTTCGTCAATCACCTGCGAGAAAATACAAGATAATGATATATAACGCCAGACTTAGGGTCAACCTCACTGCTAGTCTTAGGGGTCTGACCTATATCAGCTATCATACGGGGAACCTCCAGCTGTGAAAAATTACGACCGATTGTCACTGCAACATACTTAGACGTAATAGTAATGGAGTCAATATTTTTGGCGTCCATCAGATACTTAACAAGTCTTTTATTAGTTAATCTCTTTTCCATATAAATATTAATTAAGAATTCATTATTTCTTCTGCCTGAACTTCGTTAACAGGTTGTTGCATAGCATCAATAAGAATTTTTCGCTGTGAATCCGATAAATTCTTAACGGCATCGAGCGGAATATTCATAGTCTGACCGGCATTATTCACTTGAATATAGAAAACATTCTTCTCCATTCTGCGTGGATCCTCTACCCCTGCCGGCTTATCTCCGACAATCTCACGTAATACCTTCTTGGCATTGTTCCACTCTTTAAGATTGCCTTGCAGCTTACAATCGTTAATGAGTTGTACCTGGTCCTTGATCATCCAGGAAAACCAAAAATCCCAATCAAAAGTATGATTGGTCTTGAACAACTCCCGAGCCAACTGAATATCACGATGAATCTGCGAGCGCGATATCCGGTATTTAGCCTGCATGATATTGATGATATGGCTATCATCCGGATAATCATCCAACAGACGGGCGACCTGCAATACGCGGTTGAATTCTGGACGTAATTCATCCGGAAGACTACTGTGTTCTGGATCAATTATGTGCAACCTAATCACTTCGCCACGCTGTTCTGTAAGAGTCCTTTTAGCCATATATCAGATTCCTGTTAAATTCTTTAAGTAACTTAATCAGCTCCATTTGTGCTGGATTGCTGCCATTTTTAGCCGACTTGATGATAGATTCTCTCAACATATTCTGCTGACGGATATATCCTCGAAAAAAGGCTTTACGTACATCCGTATCAGGAGTACGAATTTCATTCTTGAGTTCTAACTCATCAACACCAATGTTGATGGCTATGATATGAGCTGGAAAGAGACGGTAAGCCATATCTTCAACAGCTTTAAGTTGCTCCTCGGTTATATTCATCTAGTAAAAAATTATAATCAAAATCAAAAATCTCTCTGTCAGTATGCAAAATTCCACGCTCCAATTTAGGATTATGAGTGGCATTCTGACTACCGACGATATCAATATGATATCTTTCATTCCATATCAAAGCTACCTTAGCATGAAGGGCACAACAACGATAAGAATCAGAAAATGAGGTCACAAGAAAGTCAAAAGGCTTGGGAGATATAGACCGTACACGATTATCGATCAGGAAACGTATACTGAGAATATCTCCCGAGTCTGATTTTTTCTTAAGCATAGAAATGCTGTCTTGGGAGATGCTATAAGAACTCATAAACACATGTGCAGGACCCGTCTGAGAAAGAACATACAAGATCAGTTGTATAAGATCGAATGCTCCGGAGCTGTAATAATGCTTATTCATACCAGGAACAATTGGTCCAAGGGAATCCGGATGTATCAACTTCTCCGTTATTAATTCTCCGAAGCCAAACGGTGATTCATACCGCGCGGTATGAACTTTATTTTCCGTGAAATGATCCGTTACAACCGTCTGAAGATCTCCTGAACAATCAATCAACATAATTCAGCTATACGTGTATCAATATGTGTAATCAGCGCCGAGATACGTTCAACTTTCTTTGTTAACTTAATACGACGAGGACATTCAGGCATAGGATTTTCTTTTTTGTCAGCCGGAACGGTACGACTCTGATATAACAGTTCATTACGTGCACGGGTGAGCTTACTTGCTTCACTGGCACGCATTTTCTTAAGTTGCTCGATAGTGGCTGTATCGACCTCGGTCGTATCAGACTCCGAATGATCCTCCGTATCTTCGTCATCATCCCCACTGGAATCACTATCCATGTTTTCAGGATCCGCAAAAAGGCGGTCTAATTCTTCATCAGCCGGAATAGTACCGTCCGTCTCAAAAGCAGCTTTTACACGATAAAGTGAATCCATATAGGCTGACAGTCCTTCAATGGATACGACAATCTTATGTCGGGCTGATACAACTTCGTCCGAATTACCCTC